GACTCCCTGGTGCCGCGATTGGACTTGCTGGTGGTTTACTTGCACCTGTTATTGGCCAAGGCGCCGGCGCTCTTGCCGAGAAAGCAAAAGCCGAGATGACGGGCGAAGAAATTGCTGGCCAACCTGGCAGTGCCGCTGCTTCCCGTGGTATGCGGGCTAAAGAGCGTGCTGAGATGATGAAGGATGCAGCTCTTCAGGCACAAATCGCTCAGCAATACGGTCCTGCTTATCTGCAACCTACTCTGCAAGCCATTCAAGACCTCCGTCAGAATGACGTTGACATGATGGTGCAATCCGAAAAGCGCCTGGATCCCATCATTCGACAGCGCTTGAATGATCAGATGGTTCGTCAACAAACCTTGATGAACACCCAGGGTCAGAATTACGCAATGCTTGGTGCCCTTTCCACTGCCGGTCAACTTGCAACTGGCGGTCAACGTGAGACTGGTGCAACACTCCGCACCGCTCTTACCGCCAACCCGTACGCTGGCTCGACCCTTCAGGCCCCTCAAATTAGCTTCTGATCATGGCTAATAACATCTTTGGTTTAGGTCGATATACACAAGAAGCCATGCAACCGTCGTATGCAAATTACGGCGGTACTCTTAACATGCAGGGTCTTGCCGATCAAATGAATGCCCAACCAGCTATTGCTGGGCGTTACGGCACACTTGATCCCAACGAAGCGAAAGCATATACCGACATGTTTGGCAAAGAAATTGGCCCCTTTGCTTACATGCTGGATCAGAAGATGCGCTATGAAAGCGACCCTCAACGGCTTAAAGAACAGCTTGAAGTCCTTGGACCTTACCTCAAAGACGTAGCGCGTGAAAAGCAACGTCTTGGGATGGAGTCCAATATCTTTGCTGGGCTGATGAACTTGCCCAACAAATGGCAAGAGGCGATGTCTGAGAAGTACCGCTTCTCCGGTCCCATGGTTGAAATGATTAAGCAAGGCTCTCAACGGAGTATGGCTAATCCCTTCACCCAGCGTCAGTACATCAACATTTGACGGTCATGTCCTATTTCACAAATCCTGTTTTTGGTGTTGACAATGCCGGCGCCTTTGGTGGAGTCGGCGACTCTCTAGCCTCCAATCCTTTTGGGGGAGCTAGTCTCAATGTTGGCGGTTTTACAGGATCAACCCCTGGTTATGGCGGCGGGCTTGGCATGGGCCAGATGGGAGGCATCTTGGGCCTTGCTAATCTTGGTCTTGGCATGATGGGCCAAAGCAACACTGCACGCTCTTTTGAAGCAATGCAGCAGCTTGGTGGTCAGATGCGTGATCTTGACTTTAGCACCAATCTGTTTGCTCAGAATAAAGACATTTTCGAACAAAAGGATGCCCCCCGCTGGGCCGCTAAATTCAAGGTTAATGACCCCTTCTATCGTCAGTTTGAAACCCGTCAAGCTTTGATGAATCCTGGTCTCGCTGGACGCTATTCCGCTTTTGTTGCTTAAGTTAGAGTCAGTTAAAATTAAATTATAAAAATAGGTTCATTAGATATGGCGACTTTTGATGCAGGAGGGGCGTTTGGAGGTGGCCTATCAGGGCTGGCAGCTGGCGCCCCCTTTGGTCCGGTTGGCATGGCTGCAACCGGGATTCTTGGTTTAATTGGTGGTGGCTTAACCGGAGGCGGGCCAGCCGAGTACCAGTTTTCTCCTCTTCAGGAGCAGTTGATGGGCTATGGCTTTGATCAAGTAAAAGCTTCACCTGCTCGTCGTAAGTCAATACTCTCTGAGTTCAAGTCTCGCAAGACAGGCGGTAACCGTGGCGCAGCAGAATCTTTCCTTGAGTCATATAGAGATCGTTTTTCTAATCCTGAGTTTATCGAAAAACGTTTAGCAAAAAGCTATAAAAAACCCGTTGATTACTCAAAGGATTCGTTCCAAAGCATGGCACAATCCGTTTTCGGTTCTCAAGGACTTGGTTATACAGGCGATGAATATGCTTCGTTTGCCGAACGTGCTAAAGGAGCAGGCATCCGTAGTCCCCAGGCATTTGGCGATATGCTTAAAAAGGAATTGATTCAATCAGGCAAGGTAATGACACCTCAACAAGAGATGTTCTCTTACCTGTTTGGAACGCCTGAACGCGATCCTTCCGGACGCCTGACCAATCGCTATCCGGCTATTGCTAAATATACGCCTCCGGCTCTTCCTCAGGCCGTTACTTATCAATACGGAGCATAATTCCAATGGGCTGGAAGCAAGATCTAAAAAAAGCTGCGCAGGGCGGTCTGACAAAAAGAGAAATCAAAAGTATCGCCAAAGATTATGGTGGCGTAAGTCGAAGTGACGTTAGGGATCGCGCTACGGCTAAAGGTTATATTTCTGCCCCTGCCACTTCTTCTGAGCCCACCTACAACAATTTCACTCCTCAGTGGAGTCCTGCTGATTATGCAAACGCCTATGCGGGCGTTATGCAAAATTATCAGACGGGCCAGGAAAATCTTGCGCACATCCAAGGGGGATATGGAGTTCAAGCTGCTCAGATCGGCGCTAACGCTACTGTAAGTGCAGCGGGAATTCGTGGTGATGCTGATAAAGAAGTAGCCAGGGCCTATGCTGATGCCCAGAAATACGCTGCCACACTTGGACTAGAAGGTGTCAAGTACGGAGCAGACAAAGAATCGCAGTGGCGTCAAGCAGTCGCCAATATCGAAGTTAAAGGCAAGCTTGACCTCCAGCCAATTATTAACGCTGGACTTGAGCGTGTTGCCGGCATTGAGGCCCAGTCTGCTCGTGATGTTGCTGAGACAACTGGCAAATACAGCCTGGAATCGATGAAAGAACGTACTGCAGCTGACAAGAGTATCGGCAAGATGCAGCTCGCTGGCGGAATGTACGGACTCTTAGGTTCTATCTTTGGCTAATGTTGTTAAAATAGTTGTATAAACTAGATTTTAAAAATGACTAGTTCCGTCCCTACTGGCCAGTCTGGCACCGAAGACTACTTTGATATCGATAAGTTCCAACAGCTTCTCGATAAACTGGAAGGTTCTAAGGGTCGCCAGAAGCGCCAAGAGTCCCTGGAAGGCCGCCGCAATATCTTTGCTCAGGGTCTTGCCAGCATGATGAGCAACTTCTGATCTATTCTTTCGAGGTATAAGCAATGACCAGTAGCGTGCCTACAGGTCAAACCGATGTTGATGACTGGTTTGATCTAGATAAATACAAGCAAGCTGCAGAGGTGGCTTATAGTTTCTCGAAGAAAAAATTAGAAGACACTGGTGGACAAGAACGTGAAACCATCGGCAAGGGTGCAGAAGAGCAGCGAACTTCCGCAGAACAAGCTCAGCGATTCAAGCAAGAAGACGAAGCACGAGACTACGGTCAAGCGCAACGAGCTTATCGATATTGAGGTATTCGACCAGTGGGTCGATAATCTCACTTCTGCTGAACAGGAAGCCTTTACGGCTTTTGCCGAGGATACGTACTCAATTATTGAATGCTATCTCTATGCCAGATTCCTTGGCTATGGAGGTAGTATTTCTTCTTGTGAGCACTGGATTAGCAGTAACTATCCCAAACCTGACCACCGCAAGACACTCCTCTACGAAATTGAGGAGATGCAGGAAGACATCCGTAAACTGCGTGCTGACGTAGATGACGGCATTGTCAAGCGTGATGCAGGTGTTGCTCGTATCGCTGGCATGCAGAAAGAATTGCGTGGTACTATTGCCCAGATTGAGCAATTCACCTCCAACCGTGATCGCAAAGGGTTGTTGATGGCTGGAGCTGATCGTGCTATTCGTGAATTGTTGACGATCTTTAAGGACGATCCTATTGAGTATCCTCTTGAAGAAGCTTCAATGAGCGTCTGGGCAAAGATGCAATACGAAGATAGTTAATCTAAAATAAAGACATGAATCCAGCACCACAGGCTCAATCTGCTCCCGACGCCAGGCTTGCCGGCGGGATGATGAATCTTGTTCAGCGACTGCAAAGTAATCGCCGTCAGCTTCAAGGAGCTCCTATCGGTGGTGAAACATCTGTGGGTCCTGAAAAGTTTGATGCTTTATTAACGCAGTTATCACAAAATGGCCAAGAACAAAATGCCGCCCCAGCTCCTGGAGCACTTCAAAAAGAAAGAAGCGAAGAAGGAGGACGGCAGCGAAATGTCGGACAAAGAGAAGAGGAAAGCCGCCCTGGAGAAGGCTCGCAAGTACAAGGAACAGAAGAAGAAGAACGGCAAAGACGAAGAATGAGGTAGTATTCAGTAATACACTGAACAATACCCATCGTGCCTGCTTATCAGCATCTTGCATATCGTCGTAACGCACAAGCTGCTGCACGCAGGCAACAAATACGTGTTCCCCGAAATCTTGAATCCCTGGAGAAAGCAAGGGAAGACTTCGGGTTTTTTTGTGACTATGTAGCCGATAAACCTCCGGCAGAGCATCACAAGGAATGGCACCGTCACTTTGTTACGAACGAAGACAGTAATTGTCTTGTTAAAATTGCCGGACCCAACGTTGATCTCCTGGCACCCCGGGGATCTGCTAAATCAACAGTCTTAGGTTTGTTTACTGCATGGGCAATTGGTATCCACACGGCAGCCAAACTTCCTTTGCAGATTCTTTACCTGTCATATACGGTTGATATCGCACGTTCCAAGTCAGCAACCATCAAACGCATCATTGAAAGCAAGCGATACCAAGAGGTCTTTCCAACCGTACGCCTTCTTAAAAACGTCACCAGCAATGAGTATTGGTCTATTGACCACAAGTTTGCAGGCATTGACACCACTGGTGAAGAGCAATTCACGCTCTGCGCTGCTGGTCTAAAAGGTTCGGTGACCTCCAAGCGTTCACATCTGGTGATCATCGATGACGCTATTAAGTCTGCTGCAGATATTTCTAACCCTGACATCCGTAAACAGATGCAGGACAATTGGAATGCGGTGATTGCGCCCACCATGTTTGAAGGAGGACGTGCAATCTGCCTTGGTACGCGCTTTCGACATGATGACATCCATGCAACAACATTCAATACGCAAAACAATTGGTTACAGATCGTGTTATCTGCAATTCTTAATGATCCCAAGACGGGGGATGAAATATCGTACTGGCCAGATATGTGGTCCTTGGATTATCTAAAGGAAAAGAAGAGGCAGGCACCTATTGCTTTTTCGTTCCAGTACATGAATCAAGTCGTCAGACAAAACGAGTTGTCCCTGGCGCCAGAGCTGATTGTTAAAGCAGAAATTGCCACCGAGTTCGATTCGCTTGGTATCGGGGTTGACCTCTCCGTTGGTACTAAAGAAAAGAATGATTACACAGTGATGGTATTGGGTGGTCGTATAGGTGATCAGATTCACGTCATTGACTACCGACGTTTGCGTGTAATGGGTAACCTGGAGAAGCTGGACGCTCTCAAGGAGCTTCTTAACGATTGGTCTATCCTTGGCAAAGACGAAAACGGTAATTACTATCCGACCTACTCCACATGCGATATCTGGAGTGAGGCAGTTGCGTACCAGGCATCCCTAGAGGCCGACTTCAAACGTATTTGCCTGAATAACGAGAGTCTCTACAACTTGAATTGGCATGCTGTCAAAGGTTTCCGTGCAGACAAGCTGGCACGTTTCCGTGGTTGTATGGGCATGTTTGAAGACCGCAAGATTATTTTTAATCGATTCCGCAACTTCACAGCTATGTTTGAAGAGCTGACAAACTTTGGCGTTAGTAGTCACGATGACTGTGTAGACGCTCTTGTGTACATGATGACAGGATTAATGCGCCGAGGACAGCTTCAACTTGATTACTAAACTTTAGAATTAGAAAAAAGCAAAAATTTGTGGTGGGACCTGAATACGTAGCCATCGGCTTGACGGCCGTAATATCGGCCATTTCAGGCGGTGGTTGGGCCGCCTCTAAAATCTTAAGTAGGCATAGTGATCAAGTTCAACAAGCTTTTAATTACATCGGATCGCAAAAACGGAGAATTGACGTGCTAGAAGAAGATCTCAAGCGCATGCCGATGGATTACGTATTGAAGGTCGACTTCTTAAGAGAAATTCAAGATATGCATGATAACTTTCGCGAAATCAATAATAAGCTTGATAAACTGATCGATAAGATGCTTGCAAGTAAATGAGTTACGTCCTTGAGGTCCAAGAAGACGAAAACGGCGATCAATACATTGTTCTTCCCGACGAGGTGATCGAAGACCTTGGTTGGCAAGAAGGCGATGTTCTCAACTGGGATGTCCGTGGCAATGGCATCGTCGTCAGCAAAGTGAATGACGCTGCTGGTTACGAGGTTATAGAAGAGTAAAATAAAAAGATTGACAGGTAGTCAGATGCGTATTTACGGCGGCATACAACAAGGCGGTAACTTGGGACAAGTTGCACGCGGAAATCCCCTTCTTGATCCACGCTTTAAAATACAAGGAGGAGAACCCTGGAACAAAACCCCTATTCTTCCCGGCAAAGAGACAAAAGATTTTGAGGATCAACCTTTTCCTGCGCCCATTCTTCCTCCAGCTACAGGTAATTTATTAGCACAGGGATTGCCGCCCATGGGAAATGTTGGCGCAAGCTTCGTTCCTTCATTTCAAAATCCCGTGATTATTCCTGAAGGTTTTGAGCAACAGCTCAATCAAATGGAAGAAGACACTAAACAACAGCAAATTAATCGTTTTATCAGCCCTGGCTTGTATCCCAAGCGCTATGTTTATTGAGCTGCTAAGCTTTAACTAACACAAGACAATAGATAATGGCAGACGCTAAAGCCCGGCTCCAAGAAATCATCAACGCTTATCTCGACAAAGATAGCAACATCGTTGTTGATACCGGTATTGTCGCGTCTCATGTTGCTCAGATGAAGCTCTTTGGCATTCGCCAAGGAGTAGAGTTCTTCCCGTCCCAAGATAACTTCGGTGCGCAGCGCAAGGATTTCCTTGATCGCGTGATGAAGTACAACAAGATGGATACTCGCCTGGATTCCATCTGGGAGTACTTCCTGTGTGACGGCAAAGGTCTTTTCTATATTCGTCCCACCAAAAACAATTACCGTCTCTATTATTTCCGCGATCACGAGTATCGTTCGTACTACAACGTTGATGGTGAGCTTGACGAAGTTGTAATCATCTACAGCTATAAGGTGCGCCGTGGCAATGGTTTTGGTGAGCAAATAAATACTACAAATCTTACCGGCAACCAAAGCACCTATAGCCCTGGCGCCAAACGCTATATTCGACTCTCGATCAAAGCCACCGAGATTGAAGAAACTCACTCCGATTCGGAGATGAATTTTGACATGCCCACTTATACACTGGCGGGCAATACTAAACAGCTCAAGAATAGTCTCGGTTTTATTCCTTGCGTTGAAATCCTCAACAATCCCCAAGGCCTTTCGAATGAAGGCGTGGGTGAATTTGATGCGATGGCGAATCATATCATCACGCACGATGATTTGATGCGCACCATGCGCAAGAACATTACCTTCTTTGGTAATCCAACGCTACTTTCATCTCGTCCCAAGACGGACTTGATGGAAGCCGGTGGGGAAGCAACAATCCAGCGTCCATCCATTGCAGCGAACTCAGGATTTGCGAGTCCGTCGCCAATGAGTCGTTCCATGTTTAAGGCTGATCCAGTCAGCCGTGGCATGGATGGTCAGATCAGAGTTCCGCGCGTTATTGCAAACCTGGAACCTAACGATCGTGTTGGCTACATCGTCCCTGATGCAATCACCGGTGACCAAAACGCATTTGCCCGTCAATATCGGGAAGAGATTCGTACAGCCCTTGGTGGTGTTGATGAACTCTCTATTTCCGCAGGCGTTACCGCAACTGAGTACAAATCTCTGTTTGGTCGTGTTGCAGCAACATCCAAGAAAAAAGCAAATGCTATTTACACTCATGGCATCTGCCGTTGTCTTGAGCTGATTATTTATCAAGAAGAACAGCTGTTTAAATCAACTCTTGCAGCAGCTGCAGGTCTTGAGAAGCCAATTGATCTCCCCCCTGGTGCAGGCCCAGAAGAAGAGGCTGCTTACAAAGAAGCTCTTCAGATGTATAACGATAAGTTGAAGAGAATAATGATGGCATGTATTGAGACCCAAATGATTCCACCAGGGGTCATGGGTCTTATTCCTGATGGTGATGTCACTGTCTTATGGCGTTGGTTGGGTCCCGTTTACGAAGACTCAACCCAGGACATCCTCAACAACTCAATTGTTGTAAGAAACTTGCAGGAATTAGGTGTTGATAGCATTGAAGCATTGAAATACCTCTTCCCGTCTAAGACGGATGAGGAAAGGGCCGAGATGTTATCTGGGTTCCCATTCAGAATGGTTAACGAACTACAGGGTGCATACTCTAAGTTTGCTAGCCTAGTGGGGGGCATGATGCAGACTCCCCACCCGCAAGCACCGGATCTTCCGATGGCTGCGGACCCAAGATTGGATTTAACGCCATATCTGTATCGAACCTTAGAAGCTCTACAAAAGGAGATGAGTTATGCAGGACGCTACCGTCCAATCGATCCCACAGACGAGCCCGACTCCGGCAGCGGTGGCTCCCAGCAGCTACGTGGTGGCAGCACCCAACAGCTATCAGGCAGCTCCGGCCCAGGCTCCAGTGGCAGCTCCGGTTCAGTATCAAGTGGGTACCAGTTACCCCCAAGCGGTACCTCAGGCGGCCCCCAATTACCAATCCGCCCCGTCTCAGTACGCCCCCCAATCCCAATCGGAGGCGACCAACAGCAATCCGTGGGAATCGGCATTCAACAAGGTGGTGAACCTGTTGAGCGCTCCAGTTCAATCCCCGTTCCAGGCTCAACCGTCTCAGACGACCCAGTACAGTCCGGCCAACTTCGGACAGCAAGCCAGCCAAGCTACGCAACAATCGGCTCCGCAGACCTGGCAAGCCAACCCGACATCCTCGCCCAACTCTTCCCAAACCTTCTCGGTTCAATCCTTGGAGGACGTAGCGGATCTGCTCCAGTGGAGTCCCGAAACCCGCCACGTGGTAAGCGCGTACGGCGTTGAAGCTCCGGCCATCCTTAACAACTATGCTCTTCAACTGGAAGGCATGTTGGATAGCGCCGTTGCCTGGGGCACTCAAGCCAAAGGTCTGATCGAAGGCTACGCTGAGTTCGCCGTCAACGAGCGTGCTGAAAACGAGGCTTACAACGAGATTCTGACCAATCCCGATGTCCTCAGCGATTACACCCTGAAGTTTTTTGGTCCCGAAGGTCCGTACCCTGTGTACGAAAGCGAGGCCGAGCTTGAGACCCCTGGTTATCGCACTGAAGCTGTAAATCCCATGATGGGTCAGCTTCCCGCTCCTCCTTCGGCAGCTGCTCCCCAGCAACCCGAAAACTTCTGGGGCAACTTCAAGCAACAGATGGATGTTGATCCCAGCCAAGCTTGGCGCATCCTGAACCAGGCTCAGCCTCAAGTTGTGGCAAACAAACTGTTTGTAATGGAGTGATGCCATGATTCCTCTCGTTTTAGGGGGATTAGGCGCAGTTGGTGGCGGCCTTGGCGCAGGTGCCTTGGCCGGCCGCTACATGCCAATTGTTGCTAAGCAAGCAGTCCGTGCAGTAGACAAGAGCAAGAAACAAGTTTCAGAAAAACTTGCGAATGCAGCTGTTGGCATGGATAAGTACGGAGCGGGCGGACCAGGGGCTATTGGTGCAATGGCCTCTGATGTTCAAAATCTACTTCTCAAGGGTGCAGATGCCGCTCTGAATGTTCCGACAAAATCTCTTGTTAGGGGCGGTGCCCTTGCAGGTAACATCGGTGCGGGCGCACTTGGAGCAACAATAGGTGCCAACGTTCTTGGCGGTATTGGCCAGGCAATGTATCCCCAACAAGGAGCCTATGACCCAGAAGCCTACGGCTCTAGTAATTCCATAGGTGCCCGATCTAAGGTCCCAACTATGCAGTACATGTAATATTAAATTACGGACTGCTAAAATTTGTGATAGATAAGACATATCTATGTCTGAATCTTTCACCCGATAAAACACTTCCTGCGACACTGGAGGATAAAACAAAGTGTTCATTGATAACGACTTTCCAAAGATTCTGGGTGCGGAACTTTACCGTCCTCACCCTGCTTACATTGCCGAAATGGCAGTGGAGCCCGTGGTGGTCCATGACTTCACCCGTCAGCCTGGTCAAACCGTTCAGTTAGACCGCTACAAGTTCTGGGGAACCCCTGGTACCAAGGACAGCCGTGAGCGTATTGCTGACCAAACCATCGGTACCGCCAACAGCCGCAACATCACCAAAGAGAAGGTGCTTGTTGTGCTGAAAGAGTACACCGGCCCTGCAGACCCGGGTGATCCCACTCAGCCCAGCACATTCAAAATTGCTCGGGAAACCCTGATTACCGCCCAGCGTCTTCTGCTGGACACCGGTAACCTGAACATGTTCCACCAGTCGATCGGCAGCCTGACCCTGCTCGACGACTATCGCCGTTGGCGCGACCGCGTCTTCATTGACGAACTCGCCAAAGCAGAAGCTAACGGTGCCGCTTCTACCTCCCAGGGTGGTTACTACTTCGCTGGCGGTAAGACCAAGGATGCTCAAGGCCGTATTGCTTACACCTCCGCCGAGTACGGCAACGAAGTGCAGCAGTTCCAGGTGAAGACCGACCTGCTCACCATCGTTAAGGACCTGCGTAAGCGTAACGTTCCTACTTTTGCTGACGGTCTGTATCGCTGTATTTGCGATCCCACCTTCATGATGCACCTGCGTCGTGACAGTGACTTCCGTGAGATTGCCCGCTACGCTGGTAATCCTGGTCAAGGCATGTACATGGGCAACCCCATGATGCCTAACAACGCCAGCTTCTACATGGGTCCCCAGGCTGGTCAGGGTTACTTCCTGGCTGGTGAGCCCGTGATGCCTACTGGCGTTCAGTTTGAAGGTGTGAAGTTCTTCGAGTCGACCAACTTCCCGACCAAGAACGTCACTGCCACCTTTGATTCCGGCGGTGCTGCTACTTATAGCTCCCAAGAAGTGGCTCAGGGTTACTTCTTCGGTCCTCAGTCCATCGGTGTTGGTATCGGCGGTCCTAACGCTCAGGTGCTCATCAACAACA